TGATAGAACAGAAATAAGAGTAGGCTCTACTACTTTAACTAATGAACAAATTGAAAGTGGTTCACTAGCAATTTTAAATTCATACTCAAGCTCAGTTTACTTTGTTGACTATATCATTAACTTTGGAGATAATGTACAGTCTATAGCTGTTAATACGGCTTTAAATAAACTTGAAAGTGGATACGAAATACTATTTAAATTATATGAACCTTTACCAGATAATATTTCTGATAAATCTACATTATGGATAGTAAAGGAAAAAATCAATCCATATGTTTTTGAAATTAACTTAGACAGATTAATTTTACCCCCACCAGCTCCACAGTTAAAAGGTCCTAATTTCGCTATTGATGTTCCTAATCAAAATAATGTAGCTACTCCATACCAAACATTTAGTAGCTTAGTTACTAGCATTAATACTATATCTACTGCATCATACCAGCAATTTTTAAGTTTAGTTACTTCACAAAGTATTGATATTAATACAGATTATTCTGATTTTAATAACTTTGTATTTTTTAGTTCAGCTAAAAAACGAATAACAAACTTTTATGATAAGGTAAAACAAATAGAAGATTATAAAACAGACATTGCAAAATATACTGTTTCATCTTCTCTTTATCCTAATATGCTCAATGATTTAAATAGAGCTACTGCTAGTATAAATGAATTAATTGCTGGGTTTGATGGGTTTGAGTATTATTTATATTTTGAAAGTGGATCTACTTTAACATCTTCTTTAGATTATAATATTACACCATATCCAAAAACAGGATCTTTATTACCATACCCATTACTTTCTACATCATCAGTTAAAGTACAACAATGGTATGATTGGGCTACAGGAAGTGCTGAGGATTATGATGATATAAATCAAAATAAATTAACATTTACTGTACCATCATTTATTAAAGATGATGGTAATAATGAACCATATCTTAATTTTCTTGATATGGTTGGTCATTATTTTGATAATATTTGGATTTTCTTATCAGCTATTACTGACATTAATTTAGCAAACAATAATTTAGAAAAAGGTGTATCTAAAGATTTAGTATATTATGTATTAGAATCATTATACAACTTATGGTTTACAAACATTAGTATCTACTTTTGGTATTACAGGTAGTACTTTAATTGTTAAAGAATATGGTGGTGATTTAAAATCAAATACATTAGATGAATTTAATAATGACAAAGTTAGAATTGTATCTAGTAGTATTGTAACAGGTAGTGTATTATCACCTCTTATTAGTGTAATTGAATATCCAACAGCCTCTAACTTATTTAGAACAAATGATTTAAATTATGCTGATATATCATTTTCTCCACAAGATAAAATTGATATTTACTCTTCAGCATCAATTGTAGCTGTAAGTGCCTCTTGGACAATAGATGATATTATTGGTGATCCTGGTTATTTATATAGTAGTTCGTACACGGCCTTAGATGTAGATAGAAATACATTTTTATCTCCATTATCAGCATCTCAATTACCATATACTGCTTCTTTAGGTAGTGGATCATTAGCAGCAACTGACTATAATAGCTTTATTCGCTTAATTCAGTTTTTTGATAATTCATTATTTAAAATGCTGCAGGATTTTGTTCCTGCAAGAACAAGTTTATCAACTGGTGTAACTATTAGTTCACCTATACTTGAAAGAAATAAATGGTCTTATGCTAATCCTTCATCTACATCTGAAGTTGATGTAAATACAGGCAGTATAGCAGGACCTACTATTACAACTGAATATACTGACATTTATCAAGGATTAACAGGGAGTAGAGCAGCTTATTATAATGGTGCTTTTACAGGTAGTTATATAGATACTTATGCTTATTTTGAAGCAGGAAATTATAACCCTTATCTATTTCCAACTGCAAGTCTTACAGCAGGTAATTTGTATACTTTTGACCATACAGATTTTAATGTAATGTTAAATAATGTATCAAATAGTTTAATATCTCGTACTAGAAGAGATATTGAATATATTTACGGTACACCAAATTATATACTAACAACAGCTGAATTACAAGATTCATATGAGTCCTTAAAAACACATATGTTATCACGTTATGATGGGGTAAAAGTATCTAGTTTAAAATATAATACTTATACTAGTGCCTCTGCTAATTATGTAGGAGATGATTCTTATGGTAAAACAGCAGCAATAGATAAAAATGTACTTAAAATAGGTTTATTTACAGAGGTTACTGCTAATAAGTTTTTACCTAATCGTAATAATGTAGCATTAAAATATTTAGTAAATAGCCTTGGTGAATTAACTGAATTAAACCAACGTAATAAACATTGGCAAGAAATTCAAAATACATTTGTAGCAGGTGAAGTATTAGATGTATCATTATTTGATAATCAAAAGTTTAGTAACCAAAAGATTGTTGATGGTACTAAACCTATTTTTGATAGTGGTTATACTTATAACCCAATACTTTACTTTGCCTCATGTAGTGGTGACCCAAAAATATATTTTGAACCATCAGGTACTTTAGGTAGTTATTTAGCTACAGCATATAACAGTGAACCTTATACTGTTAGTGGATCTGGTACAATGAATCACCCAATATCTTCTTCATTTGTAACTAAATTATTTGATACTGTAGTTGAAGGTACTTCATACTTTGCAGGTGGAACAGCAACAACACAACCTAGTTATTCAGTTCAAGAATCAGGTGATCATAGAGTACAAGCATCACTTGATTTAACTTTAACATTACCTGATGGTGCTAATGCTACTTGGTCTCTTCAAGTATTTAAAAATAGTGATCCAAATCCATTATTTGAGGTAGATCAAATATTTACTAATGTTGTGCCTGTAACATCATATAGAGTATTTTATACCTCTGGTTCTTTAGCATCTGATCCATGTAGTGCAGCTACTGTAGCAGGATGGTCAAGTAAAGATTATACTGTTGGAGATTACCTTACAGATGGAGATACTATTTACACAGACTTTAATCTTTTAACTCCTATTAGTGTAACAGGATATGTAGCCCAATATCTTCCAGGATCTGGATTACTTCCTGTATATCCTATAACAAGTGGAGTATTAGGTACTAATACAGGTGTACCTCAATGTTAAAATAATTAAAAATGGCCTTTACACAAACCAAATCATTTAGTATAGATCAAAGTTCTGTTAATTTACAGGATGGAGATATACTGTATTTTAAATTTAAAGTTAAAGGAACTACAGAGGCAAATAACTTTACTGCCTCAATAAGTAAAGGTGCTTTAAATGTATCGTCATTAGCTCCATCAATTGGATATGTTACAACAAACTGCCCTTATTTTAGTTCAGCTTCTATATCATCTTCATTAGTAGCTGGAAACAATAATGTGATTACATTTTCTCCTGGTGTAAGTAATTTCCATGATACTAATTATACATTTGTTCCTAATCCATTAACTGGATCTGAAAATAGTTTATATAGTACTTATGGGGATGTTGATTATCCATTTAGTATTAAACCATTTGATATTATATTAACTTATTTATCTGATAGTACTTATGTAGAATCAAGAGTATTAAATGTAAATACTTCTGCAAGCTTATTACAAGTTACTTTGGATACACCCCTTTCTAACTTATATTCCAGCGACTTAATATCAGGAAGTTATAAAAGATTTTTAGTATTGTCAAGACGAGAAGATGAAACAAATACTCACGTAGTGTTTAAAAAACGTGATGGTAAAACATCATATGGTTTTGTAATACCAAATAACTTATCTCCTGAGGTATTAGCAAATATCGATACAATTACTCGTGAGGTTAAACAAAAACTTATCAATGAACAATCAGCGATAGATAGTTTAAGCGGTGGAAACTTCTAAATTTAACATATTTATAGTATATACAACATAAAGAAATTATGGCAATTTTAAATCCTACAACGATCACTGTAGATGCAATATTAACCACGAAGGGCCGTGAATTATTGGCTCGTAACGATGGTTCTTTTCAAATTACGCAATTTTCATTAGCTGATGATGAAATTGATTATACTTTGTATAATCCAAATCACCCATCAGGATCTGCATTTTACGGTGAAGCATTAGAAAATACACCAGTATTAGAGGCTATTCCAAACGAATCACAAGTAATGCGCTATAAATTAGTAACGTTACCTCGTGGTACTTCTAAACTCCCAGTTATTAACTTGGGTTATAACAGTATCACATTACGCCAGGGTGCTTCATTAACAATTACTCCTCAAACACTTAATTATTTAGGTGCTACAAGTACATTTGAGGCAAACGGTTATACAGCAACAATCGCTGATGCTCGTTTAGTATCTACATTTACTGGTACAGGTATTACCATAACTGAGCCTTTAGGAAACCTTAACACAACTAGTGGTACAGTAGTATCTGCTACTCAAGTTGGTACTTCATTCTCAATTACAGGTACAACAATCAATACATTATTTGGTTCTACATTAACTAGTTTAGCTACTACAATTACTGTAATTGGTAGAGATAGTGGTGCTAGAATTACAGTTCCTCTTAATATTCAAAAAGTATCAACAATCTAATTTAACATATGTCATTTGTAAGATATAACCCAGAAGATTCAGTAATTAGCTCCGAAACCGTAGTACGTGGTTTATTTACAGGAGATAATAACACTTTAACTACATTTTATAGCCAAAGTGTAAACGAATATTATCTAGATGTATATAATGGAAGCCCAGCAGCTAGTGGTTCCTCTGTACAATTTGCTATTCAATATGGTAACTTATACGGATCTGGTTCTTTAATTATTAACCCAAATGTTCCTACAGGTGGGTATACTCCATCTCGTGTTGTATACGGTGAGTATAGAAACTTAGTATACGGAACTGAAACTCAAAACTTTAGTTTTGATAATGGTGTTACAACAGCAAACGATATATTCATTATTAACTTTGCTCGTTCTCGCTATAAAGAATCATTATTACCAGGTTCATTTAATTTAACTTTAAAAAGCGGAAGTGCTGTTATTAAATTAACTGATGATAGTGGTACTACAAGTTTAACTCGCTTTATTGGTGAAAATGAAGTTTATTATATTATTTCTGGAAGCAATGGTAACGCATATACAGCTGCTGCCTCTTCTTCATATTATGGAATGATGTTCCCAGATTTAGATATTATTGTTTTAAATGCTTCTGCTTCATCTACTGTATCATTAACAAGCTATTTTGCTCCATTAACAACAGCTACCTCTTCAAGACAAGATAATTATAATAAATTATTTAATTCAATTTCTAGTGGTTCTGATGGTGTTACAGGTAGCATGCAATTACAATCATCTGAAACAGTATCTTCACGTTATTTCTTTACTCGTGTAAAGAATGGTGATTTTAACTATACAACAAACCCATCTATTATAGATGCAAATGGTAACTTATTATATACTACATTAATTGACAACCCACAAACATTTATTACCTCTGTAGGTATGTATAATGACAATAATGAGTTGTTAGCTGTAGCTAAATTAAGTCAACCATTAACAAAAGACTTTACTAAAGAGGCCTTAATTAGGATCAAATTAGATTATTAATGCATGTCTTCATTCAAACAGTTAAGCAAATCAGACGTTACAGTTGTAGCAAACAACGCTAACAAGCAGTGGACTTTACCTTATTGTCCATATCCAACTTCATCTCAATACTTAACTATTTATAAAGGCACAAATGTTACAGGTTCCTTTTCTGTAGATAATGATCCAATTACTGAAGGAGAATACGAACGATTAATTTATGCTGAAATAAATCAATTATTTTATCAAGCATATACTGCTTCTTTAAATACAGCTTCTTTAGCTCGTTCTATCTATTACGAATCTGCCTCTCAACAACGCCCAACATCATCTTATTTTATCTTTAATGATAATTCTAATTTAATTGATTATTTCCCTACAGGAGCAATGGAGGGAATACGTGTATTAGCAATTAATCAAAATGTATTTGGTAATAAAGTCCTACCAGGCAATTTTCAATTATCATCATCTGCTTATAATGTTAAAGATGATGCTTATGGAAATTTATTTGATTATTCTGGAAGTAAAACTCATGTAGGAAATATATTTTATGCCTATGGATTAGCTATTATTACTAATCAAGATTATCAATTAATGTTTCCTCTTACTCCTATTGCTAAAAACGATAGTGGGTCTTTTTTATCTACAGTTACTCCAAAAACTATTTCTGCATCATTAAATGATTATGCTAGAAGTGGAACATTAAATACAAGCTCAATTATATTTTCAGGTAGCACTAGCGGTGCAGGTTATTCTTTTGCTACTGCAAGTAATGGTACTATTGTATTAACAACAACAGTAGCGGGTACTTATATTGCTTATTATACTATTGGAGCCGATATAGCTGGTTCTTGTTCTGTAAATTTAAGAAGTAATGTTGCTAAAGTTACTGTTACTGTAACAGCTCCTACTTGTTCACTTTATGGTCTTGCTGGAAGTAAAGGAGATTTAACAGTATTTCATTATACTACATGTAGTGGTGCTCCTGTAACTGAAAGTTTAAGTGATTTTGAAGCACCTGAAAGGTGTGTATCAGGCAGTATAACTAAAGTTTCAGGTCCAGGATCATATAGTCTTATAAGTGCAAGTTGTTCTTAATAAATTAAATTATGCCAACAGTAATTCATACAGGTTCATTTACAGTATCATTTAAAAACGAACATACCGTTTATGAAAATGAAGTGCGCTGTTTAGTAAAATCAAGTGATTATAATTTATCTTATAATCCTACTTTAGTAACAGGTAGTTATGAAAGTGGCTCTTTAAGAGATTTTGCTACTGGATCCGATTTTTATACTTACGCTACACAAATTGGATTGTATGATGATTATAACAATTTATTAGCTGTAGCTAAATTAGGTAAACCAATCATGATGTCCCCTGATACGGACATGACATTTGTTGTGAAATATGATATCTAAATGGAAAACTTGGGATGTAATAGATCCTGAAAAATATTATGGTTTTGTTTATAAAATTACCAACAATGTAACTGGTAAATTTTATATTGGTAAAAAGGTTTATTGGAATAATAAAAAACATAAACTTACCAAAAAACAACTTGCTGAACAAACAGGACCAGGTCGTAAACCAACTCACGAGGTAATTCGTACTGAAAGCGATTGGAAAACATATTGGGGTTCTAATAAGCAATTACTTGCTGATATTAAAGAATTTGGTGAAGAGAACTTTCAATGTTGGATTTATAGACAATGTAAAACAAAAAAAGAACTAACATACTACGAAATGCATTACCAATGCAAAGAAGAAGTATTAATTGGTAGGGATAGATCATACAACGAAAATATCCTTGGTCGTTTTTTTTCAAAAGATCTTATTTAACATATTAGGTAAGTTTTCTCTCCATATATTTATTAATATATGATAGGAATATACAAAATAACAAACCCTAAAGGTAAAATTTATATTGGGCAGTCTATTGATATAGATAGACGTTTTAATGAATATAAAAAATTATTATGCAATCAATCTAAAAAACTATATAATTCTTTAAAAAAATATAGTCCAAATTTACATAAATTTGAAATATTAGAAGAATGCAATATGAATGAATTAAGTGATAAAGAAGAATATTACATATTAAAATATAACAGTCATATTAATGGATTAAACATTAAAGTAGCTTCTAAACCATCTTGGACTGGAAAAAAACGTCCCGAACATAGTAAATTATTAAAAGAAAAAGGATGTGGGTTTCAATACATTAGAACTAAACAACATAAAAACCACATGTCTGATGTTATGAAAAAAGTATGGTCTGAAAAGCGAGATGTTATTATTTTAAAAATAAAACAAAATAAAATAGGTAAAAAAACTAAACCAATAAAGTGTAACGAAACGGGAATAATCTATAATTCTATAAAAGAATGTAGTGAACAAATGAATATAAGTAAAGGAATATTATGTAGTTTTGTAAAAGGTAAATATAAATATCCTACAATAAAAGGATTTACCTTTTCTTATAATTAAACTTGTTATAGTCAAAATTATTTCGTATATTTCAGGTTATGGAGAATACAGCTCTACTATTCCTAACTGAATCCGTGTTAGGTAAAGGACAATCAACTAGTAAAGGCAACTATGCTTTTAAATGTCCTTTCTGTACGCATCATAAAAACAAATTAGAGGTTAGTTTACGTACAACCGCTAAACGTGAAAATTTCTGGCATTGTTGGGTATGTGGTGCTAAGGGTAAAACATTGCTTACATTATTTAAAAAAATTAAGGCACCACAAGATAAAATTAATGAATTAAATATTTTAATTGTTCCATCTAAAAAACAGGAACATGTTGAAATAGGTACTCTTGAATTACCTAAAGAATTTATCTCATTAACTACTCCAGTTGAAGATAAAATTGCTCAAATTGAAGCAAAACATGCTTTAAAATTTTTAAAAAAACGTAATATCACACAAAACGATATTATAAAATACAATATTGGTTTTTGTAAGGAGGGAAAATACGAATATAGAGTTATTATACCATCTTATGATGAAAATGGTAAATTAAATTATTTTATTGCTCGTGATTATAAAGAACCATCACTTCAAAAATATAAAAATCCACCCGCATCAGCTAAAGATGTAATCGGGTTCGAATTATATATAAATTGGGATGCACCAATTATTCTTGTTGAAGGAATATTTGATGCACTTACTATTAAACGTAATGTTATACCTTTATTTGGTAAAGTATTACACAGTAAACTAATGCAAAAGTTAGTTAAATCCTCTGTTGATCGTATTTATATTGCTTTAGATAATGATGCTAGAAAAGATGCTTTAAAACAAGCTGAAACTTTAATGTCATATGGTAAAGAAGTGTATTTAGTTGAAATGGAAGGAAAAGACGCTAACGAAATTGGTTTTGAACAATTTCTTAACACTCTCGAGAAAACAGTTCCTCTTAATCTTAAGACACTAATCGAGAAAAAACTACAATTATTATGATTGACAAAAATGCAAATGTCATTAAAGATCCTAAAATTAAACGTATTGTTGAGTACACTGAAGACAATAAACAAATCAATGTATTGGATAGTAGGTTTTATAGGAGAGATGGCAAGTATTACCCTTCAGTAACATCTATTTTAAATTATTTTCCTAAAAATAGCTTTTTCCACTCATGGTTAAAAGATGTAGGACATAATAGTGATATTATTGCCTCTAAAGCAGCAGCCGAAGGTACTCAAGTACACACTGCAATTGATAATTTTTTAAATGGAAAAGAAATTAATTGGATTGATGAATTTGGAAATGCCATTTACTCACTTGATGTTTGGAAAATGATTTTAAAGTTTGCTGAATTTTGGAATACACATAAACCAGAATTAGTAGCAACTGAATATCATTTATTTTCAGATAAACATGAGTTTGCTGGTACAGCCGACTTAGTTGTTCGTTTTCAAGGTAAATTATGGTTATTAGATATTAAAACATCTAATTCACTTCATACCTCATACGATTTACAGTTAGCTGCCTATGCAACGGCATGGAGCGAAACACATAACGAGGCAATTGAGCGTACTGGTATCTTGTGGTTAAAAGCATCCACTCGTGGAGAGGGAAAAGGTGATAGTATTCAAGGTAAAGGATGGCAATTAAAAACCATAGATGATATTGAAAAAAACTTTAAAATGTTCCAAAATATACAGGAAATATTTAAACTTGAAAACCCAGATTTCAAGCCTATGACTGAATTATTACCCACCTTTGTACCTGCCTTTTTTATTTTTTAACCAAAACAAATCACATGAAAAAAACAGTCTTATCCTTGTTATTCATGATGCTTGCTTTTGTTGGATTTGGTCAAATTACCACTTCTGCAATTTCAGGTGTTGTAGTTAACGAGAAGAAAGAAGTGTTGGTGGGAGCATCAATTCACGCTACTCACCTTCCAACTGGAACGCAGTACACTACTACTGCAAACAAATCAGGGGTGTATGTTTTACCTGCAGTTCGTGTAGGTGGGCCTTACACAATTCATGCCTCATTCGTCGGGTACAAAAAAGGCGAAGTAACTGAAGTTAACACACAGTTAGGTTTAACATCTAACATTGACTTCGTTTTAATTGATGAAGTAAAAGCTCTTAAAGAGGTAGTTGTTGGAGCTAACCGTAACAGTATTTTTTCTAAAGAAAGAACTGGTGCTGCTCAACAATTTACTCGTAGAGAATTAACCTCAGTTCCTATTACAGGAGCTAGAACAATTGATGGTATTACCAAGTACAATCCATTTGGTAATGGTAATTCATTCGGCGCTCAAGACAGCCGTATGAACAACTTTACAATTGATGGTTCTCAATTCAACAACAATTTCGGTTTAGGATCTTCAGCTCAAGCTGGTGGTCGTACTGGTGCCTCTGCAATTTCACTTGATGCTATTGACCAATTACAGGTTAATATTGCACCATTTGACATTCGTCAATCTGGATTTACAGGTGCTGGTATTAATGCTGTAACACGCTCTGGTACTAATGAAATTGAGGGTAGTGTTTATCAAACACAACGTGATAACTCTTCACGTTATGTAGGTGATAATGCTCGTGGTACTACAGTTACAGCAGCTAAATTTGATGAAAAAGTACAAGGTTTACGTTTAGGTGCTCCACTTATCAAAAACAAATTATTTGTATTTGGTAACTATGAGCAAATTGAAAGAACAGAACCTGGTACTACTTGGATCTCTAGTGGATCACCTTTAACAGGATCTCAGATCAGTAGAGTTAGATATTCTGCAATGGATTCACTTTCTAAATTTATGCAGTCTAAATTTAACTATACAACTGGACCATGGGAGGGGTATTCAAACACTAATGAGTCTAAGAAATTTCTCGTTCGTGTTGATTGGAACATCAATGATAAAAACAAGCTTACTGCTCGTTATGTTCACCATAACTCATCCGCTGAAATAAACATTTCAAATTCACAATCAGCAGGTGCTGGTAACCGTACCACTCAGTTTAACGCTATGTCATTTAAAAACAGTGGATACATTATTCAGGATAACACTCGTTCAGCTGTATTAGAACTTAACTCTAAGTTAACTAATACACTTCATAATAACTTGATCGTATCTTATGACAAGCAAATTGAAGATAGAGCTTATATGAGTAATTTGTTCCCTACAATTGATATTCGTGAGGGATCTGCTACTTATACATCTGTTGGATTTGATCCATTTACCCCAGATAATAAGTTAAATTATTGGACATTTAATATTACTAATAACTTAACTAAATATTTTGGTAAACATACAGTTGTAGGTGGTGTTAATTTCCAAAGATACCAATCTAATAACTTGTTCTTCCCAGCATCTAATGGTGTTTATATTTTCAATAGTTTGAACGATTTCTATACTGCTGCTAATCAATCATTAGCTGCTAATGGAGCTCCTTCAACTTTTGCACCTGCACGTTTCCAACTTCGCTATTCTGCTTTACCAAGTGGAGTTGCTCCAATGCAAACTTTAGAATCATCTAGAACTGATTTTTATTTACAAGATGAGTTTAATGGTTTTAAAAATCTAAAGTTAACTGCTGGTTTAAGAGCTAACATTATTGCTTTTGAAAACACTGCTTTAGAAAATAAAGCTATTACAGCAATGACGTTTGCAAATGGTGAAAAATGGAATACAGGTACAATGCCTAAAACACAAGTTTTATTTGAACCACGTTTAGGATTTAACTGGAACGTTAAAGGTACAGGTAAAACTCAAGTTCGTGGTGGTACTGGTGTTTTCACTGGTCGTCCTCCTTATGTATTCTTATCTAAC